TTAAGTAGCCGCTTGAGAATAGCGGTAGGCGTGGTTCGGGTGCTTGGTACGCCCGACCTCCATCACGATCATGTCGCCGCGCTGAGGCTGATCCACCCTGACAAAGCCAGCCGCCTCGTAATTGGATTCGTAGAGGCTTTCGGCGTCGGCGCTCTCCCACCAGCCATCCGCGCGCTCGAATGCTTCGAATTCAAGGCCGAGCTCACGCTTGTACCAGTCGGCGCAGACCTGCCAACAGTCCCAAGCGCCATGCACAAACGAGCGTTTCAGAAGCGGCGTATTGCCGGTGGGAACTATGGTACGCAAATCGCTCTCGGGCCAACTGAGGATATGCCAAGGCAGTTCCGTCGCTTCGCACATCGCTAGGTCGCGTGACGACGGCCTGCTGGTCGCGTCGGGGGGCGAATGAACAACGCCAATCACCGTGCCAAAGTCCTCCGCCGCGGCGTAATCCTCCGGGCTGATGCGGAACTCTTCATTTGGATCGGTCGCCGTGTTGGAGCAGGGAAAGTACTGCTGCTTTCGCCCCACGCTCAATAGCAGCCCGCAGCACTCACGAGGGTACTCAGCAGCCGCATGCTCCTGCACTGCCGCCAAAATGTATTTCAGCATGGTCAACTCCGCGCGATCAGGGATACGGCGGGGAACCCGCCAAAGGGAAGCTCGTTGCCTGCGCCAAAGTGCGCGGTGCAGCCCGTCGTCAGCAAACCGTTGCAGGTATCGAGCTCTGGGTCGTCAGTGGGCAAACCATCCTTATCGACATATGGCCCGGTGTAGCCGCAGTTCGGACCGCGATAGGCATACGAAAGCACACCAACCGCTGCGGCGACAACCAAGACCGGGCCAAGGACGGCAGATAGCCCTACTCCTGCACCAGCTGCGGCAGTCCTGAGAGCTCCAGCCGCCTCTGCTGCGTTCTTGCTTGCATCGGCTGCGGTGTTTGCACCCTCGGCAAGGCTTCCTATTCCATTTCCGGCAGCTTCTGCCCCGTTGGCCGCCGCTTTAGCGCCGGTTCCGACACTTTCAAAAGCCTCACCTACTGCGCCTATTCCCCCGCCTATGCCGAGAATGGATTTGATCTTGTTGCCCAGCACGTCGAGTGTAGGCCCGATGCCGCCGAACGAATCCTTGATCTGACCGCCCTGCTGCAGGAGAACCAGCAGAGGACTTTGTCCGGCAATGATACTGGTGAAAATGTCAGTGAATTGCTCGGGCAGCTGCTTCAGTGCCTGCTCAGTCTGGGCAGATGATGAACTCGTCCTCTTCAGCGTCTCGCTGAAATCACCAAGCTTCTGACGGGACGCGTCAATCCGGGTGGAGTACTCCTTGAACGTATCGGCATCAATGAGGCCGGCGTTCTTGTATTCTTGCTCGTCGGCAGTTGGCGGTCGTCGTCGTCCGCAAGAAAACCGAAAGTGGTGAACTGCTGGTCGCCACCGCTGGTGGCAACGTCCGCGATCTGCGGTATCTCTACGAACGCTGTGACCTCACGCACGGAGCCAGCACCAGAGCCAGCCGGATAAGGTTGCACATTGACGGTGTTGATCTTCTCCAGTTCGAAAGTGCCGCTGAGGCTGTTATCGACGCGAGCAGCTCGATCATTCAGGCGAGTCCAGCCCGACGTTACGGCGATGATGTCACCGTCAGGCAGGCCATGCGCAGCGGCAGTGGCCACCGTAGGGTTTGCATTGCTCAGCGCCGTTACCGGGATAGCTGCGCCGTAGGCGGAAGCGATCTGGAGGGTTGCGCCGTTGGGGAGTCTGAAGCCCATGAGTATTTCCTTTTTTGCGAGCATAAAAAACCCGCTCAAGGCGGGGTTGGCGGTATTGCTTGGCTGTTACCTGGGAAGAGTCTTTTCGCTCAGCGCGCAAACCGCTGTGATCATCTGTCCAAGATGCTCATTGAGCACTTTGACGCAAGCCTCAAGAGTTTCGACCCGATCAGAAAGCTGAACTTCGGAGCGGTATGGGATCTGGTCGATCTTGGCGGTCAGGGCTTTGCCTTGCTCGGTTTCGCTGATCGCAGCGAGGAGCTTATCGAGGAGCTTCGATACATCTCCTGTGAAGTCGACCTTCACCTCGGCCCTTTCCTCCTTGTCGCCGGGGGTTCTGGTGTGTCCTCCTTCGCACATGCAACCGAGGCCTGCGCCAATGCCCGCCATTACTGCTTGACCTGCGGCGTTGGTGGTCGTCCGCACAACCCAGAGTGGGGAAATCTTTGCAGCGTCGATGCTTGCCCGGCTCAGAATCGCCTGATCACCCTCAACAGTGAAAGGCATGTCGCGGCCCACATTGTACTGCAATGCGCCAATTTGAGTGGCTACAGACTTATCTGCGTGGCTGCGAGCAGAAACCTCTTCGCGAAGGCTTTCAGTGATGGACGCTTGGGTCTGATCATTGGTCATGCCCGGACCGGCTGTGGTCACCATCTGCATGTTCGCAATCACGCGACGATTCCCGTCGTTCAGCTCTAGGCGTCCGTTTTCATCAATCTTCCAGCCGGAAACGCCCGGCACGTAGTTGTGACTCTGCATGTTTTTCTCCAAAAATCAGTTGGCGTCTGATCGATACTGAAATGAGGCTGAGACTGTCAGCGTGGTGTCGCCGGTGATTGGAGGTCCAGGCTCAACCGGCGTGAGCACCAGCACCTCGAACGCGTCTTGCTTGAGCCTGAGATAGGCCGGAAACAGGGAGGCAATATCGTCGACAATGCCCTCGGCTTCCCCGGTCCCGTTGCCTGCCGAGGTCACAACGTTGATCTGGAACAAGCCTGTGTAGACGCGGTGATCGCCCGACAGTGTGTCGGTGCCGGCCGGGAGCATGAATGCTGCCAGATACGTCTCGTCTGCCTCCGGCGTAAAGCTGACGCCCTGATAGGCGATTTCTCAGGTTGCGCCCAGCCGCCCACACCGCCAGTCTCTGCTCGAGCAGTGAGCGGATTATTTTGTGGCTCATACTTGATGATTCCTGATAGCGGCCTCAACGATCTGCTGGAACCGCGCCACGGTGATTCTGACCATGCCGCCCGGTGCCTGGGTTGAATGCCCAAACTCCAAAGGAATCGCATAGGGAAGGCTGTTGGTGATGTCTGGCAGCGAGCGGAGGCTGCATGAAGCGCCTACGAAAGCTCGCCGCTACCAACATGATTTGGGAATTTGGCGACTTCCTCGATGACTCGCTAAAACCGGCCAAAAAGAAGCGCCAGCCAGCCGCTGCGTCGTATCACCAGTCGCCGAATTTCTAAAAAACCCTTCCGCCGCCCAGCGCGGCCCGAAAATCCAATATTTCACAATTGTCCTGCGCAAGCCGGGCAAGGAGTTTGCCGTGGAACCAGAAATTATCCATATCCCTGAGCTGGCCAAGATGCTCGGGCGCAGCGAGTCATCCATCCGCAGCGCGCGGCAGACCGGTGCAGCGTGGCTGCCGCCGTACTTCAAGCAGGGCAGTCGCATTTGCTGGAGGGTCGACAGCGTGCGCAAGTTTCTGCGCGAGTGCGAGGAAGGTCGGCACGCGCCGGCGCGCCCTGGGCGTAAGCGCCAGAATCCGCCGACTCTGTCCCGGGTCGGTTAGCCGAGCTTGTCGGCCAGCGTATCGGGGCACAGGTGGGTGTAGCGCTTGAGCATGCTCATCGTTTTGTGCCCGGTGATACTCGCCGCTTCCATTATCGAGAAGCCTTTTTCGAACAACCGCGACGTACCTTCATGGCGAAGGTCGTGGAAATGCAGATCGGTTACCTTGGCCGCGCGGCAGGACTTCAGGAAATACTGACTCACTGAATGAGGCGACAGCGAGAACACCGCCCCATCAATCCGCGCCGGAAGCGAGTCCAGCAATGCGCGAGCCCGGATCGACAGCGGCACCAGTCGGCGCGAACCGTTTTTGGTGTCCTCAAGCAACACATGCTTGCCCCTAATGTGCTCGCGCCTCAGTGTCATGAGCTCACCACGCCTCATCGCTGTTTCAATCGCGAGTTCGATGATCACCGGCATCTCTGCATGAATGGCGGAAGCAGCCTTAAGCACCGCGGCAAGTTCTTTTGCCGTCGGCCGCCGATCACGCTCGCGGCTGCCTTTCGGCATTCTGAGCTTCGCTACCGGGTTGCTCAGGCCTTCTATCCCCCAATCCTTGATGGCAACCGTGTACAGGTGGCTGATCAGCGCCAGCGAGAGCCTGACCGTGTTGGTCGACATTCCCTCAGCCAGTCGTGCGTCGCGGTACTCGGCCAGGTCGGACGAGCGTATTTCGGCCATCGACTTGGTGCCGTATTTGCTTTCGGCCCACGTCTTGATACGCGTCTTCTCCTGTCGGGCACCCTTCTTCTGTGCGGATACCTCGCGCTCGTACCGATCCTGCGCCTGCTTGAGGGTGGTAGACTCCGCCTCCCGAGTGTCGACGAACCGCTTTCGCGACATGTCGCCTTCGATTTCCGACGCCCACCGCTGCGCCTCGGCCTTCGTGTCAAACGATGCCGAGAGCGATGGGTAGCCTTTTTTGCGGATTTTGGTCCGCCATGTCCCGTTCGGGCGCTGTTCGATAGTAGCCATGCTGCGGATTTTGCTGTCTCGCCGTGGGACATGCAAATTGTGTCGGTGTCCCAGAATTGTCCCCATTACGTCTGGAACACAAATCCGCAGCACAACAAAAAAGCCCCGCAAGCCAATGGCTGCGGGGCTTTCAAATAGTGGAGGCCGAGGTCGGAATCGAACCGGCGTAGGCGGATTTGCAATCCGCTGCATAACCAT